CACGGATCTGAGAGGCACGTGGTGAATTCTCTGAAGACTCACAAAAGTGATCTTCTGGGAGAATTCATCACGGACGCGGCAGTTCTGGATTCGATCCGGAACTGGTCGCGCCGCTGGGCGACGGGTTACCTTCCATCACACCCTCATGATTGTCAAACTATGGCGTTCCCTTCTGGGAGTTCGGCCACATTTGGCAAGACGAGGGCTGACGGAGGCTTCACCGCTGATGCGTGTGAGCTCCTCGAGTCGGCGCAAAGTGTCGACTTACCTCGACCTGAGATTCTCCCCCATGCTACATGGGAATTGGTCTCAGGCGAGGTTCGTCTGCACCGCGCGTCTCTGAAAGCAGTCGCCCTGCGCGGCGGAATAAAGTTCCGCGGCAGGGTCGTCCCTGTCCGTGAGAGGGGCCATAAGGTCCGGATCGTCGCCGCTATGGAGCGGGACCCGTTGATCTTAGGTCACTCAGCACGGAAGAGATTGGCGCTCGGGCTACGAAAGTGGCCTTTGCTCCAAACTGTGCTCAGAGGTGACTCGAGGCAGGTTGTGCAGGAACTCTGCGGTTCCACAGGTCTGGTTATCAGCTCAGATCTGCGAGCCGCCTCCGATCTCATACCTTTGGACGTGGCTTCTGCCATTGTCCAGGGATTGTATGAATCGGGGCGGATCACAGACGCTGAGCACCTGGGTCTCGTACTCGGTACGATGCCCCAGGAGATGACCTGGCCTGACGGAGAGACAGCGACGACCAAGCGCGGTATCCTTATGGGATTGCCGACAACTTGGTCGCTTCTGAATCTCTATCATGGTTGGTGTTGGGAAGGGGCGACCCTTACCGACACTCCACGTGGACCACGGAGCTCCGTTGAGAAACCGATGAGGTCGCTCGCCCGCATATGCGGGGACGACCTCATCGGCGTCTCAACTCCCCACGGAATCCGCTGCTATGAAGGAAGATTAAAATCGACCGGAGCAGAGTTTTCCAAAGGGAAGCACTTCCTGTCTCCTGACAGGGGGGTCTTCCTCGAGGTCTTGTGGGAATTTCGGGGTCCCAAGAAGAGTATTGTAGACGGCGGCGTGCCGTTCTACCGTACTCTCAGCTCCCGGAAGGCTAGTGGACGTGGGCGCGTCCGGATTCTAACGAATTCGGTACGCGTCCATTACTGGACCAAGATCTTCGCCCTTCCAACCATGCCCCTTAGAGGGCTGGTGGAAGGCGAGATACTCCACAAATCGGACGCTTCCGCGCCCGATTGGTGGAATGCGGGGATTGTAGAGAGTGCTTTTGCAGCTCAATACAACCCTCGCCTCGTGTCCGCAGTAGCTCGCACACTCCGTCCCGGTCTACCTGACCGGTTCAGAGCTGCGGGCATACCACCCTTCCTTCCGAGAGTTCTTGGCGGAGCAGGTTTAGTTACCTGTTCCGACAAGCTTGAGGCCCCGAGAGCACATCGTAAGGCGCTAGCGACTCTCTTGTTCGGGAGCGGAAACCACTTGGGTTCCGCCTCCTTCGAGAGAGTCTGGACGGAATGTCGTCCTTCGGCCTGGCGAGAAATCGCCAGCGAAGGTTTCGACTTCTGGTCCAAACTAGCGCGCTTCGGACCTTCCTACGACGTCCAACCGGAAGGCTGGGCTAGTATCGGCGATCCCGAAGTGATTCGGGAGAGCGTGATACAGCGCCAGTCACGGGAATTCGAGCTTATGCTCGGTCCCGACCTGTCGGCTACGTCGTACCCTACGCTACCACAAGTGGCGGCTAGGATCCGGAAGGAAAGAAACCGGCTCCTGGGTGAGTGGCGCAGTGCGTCGCCCGTCCAGAAGTCGCTTTCGAGTGCTCTATCCACCTGGAACCAACTCCGATCCCCACTAAACATGTGGGTCAAGGAGTTCGTCCCAGACGACCTCGAGGATCCCCTCAGTCCCGTCAGGTACAATTCGTACCTGATGGAACGGAGAAACTCCTCTTACCTCTCT